TGCAGGTAGAGCTTATCCTGTTAATACAACATCAGCAGGAATTACAGTTACGCTTCCAGCAACACCAGCGGCCGGTAATCAAGTTCAAATCGTTGACTATGCGGGAACCGCGGATACGAATTCAATAACAATAAATCCAAATTCAAATAAAATAGAATCGGGGACAAATAATTTAGCATTAACAGGAGATAGAGAAGGAGTAATTTTAACTTATATAGATGCAACACAAGGATGGCTTGCAACATCAGGAATTAATGAAGGAACAGATGCTTTAGCATCAATTCCTTATTCAGTAGATTTTTTAGTAGTAGCTGGAGGTGGTGGAGGAGGTAGAGAGTCTGTTTCTTCTGGTACTGGTGGAGGAGGAGGTGCTGGAGGTTATCGTTCTTCTAATGCTACCTATGGTTCTTCTGGTGGTGGTGCAAGTGCAGAATCAAGTTTATCATTTAATGCAGGAACAGTTTATACAATCACAGTTGGTGCAGGAGGTGCTGTTTATGGTGCCAGTGCTACTGGAGCACAAGGGGGAGATGGTGTAGCTTCATCACTTTCAGGATCTGATATTTCAACTATTACATCAACAGGTGGAGGAGGTGGAGGAGGTGGTACAGTACTTGCAGATTGTGATGGAAGAAATGGTGGTTCTGGTGGAGGTGCTGCTAATGCTTCATCAAGTGTAGGAACAGGAACTGCTAATCAAGGTAGAAATGGTGGAAGTGCAGGTGCATCTGGTTCTGGAGGTGGAGGTGGAGGTTCAAGTGTTATAGGTTCAAATGGTAGTGGTTTTGCTGGTGGTAATGGTGGTAATGGAACAGCTTCTACTATAACAGGTTCTTCAGTTACAAGAGGAGGTGGTGCTGGTGGTGCTGGTGGAACAGGATCTCCTGGACCTGCTGGAACTGGTGGAACTGGTGGTGGTGGTAATGGTGGTTTGTATGCTACTGATAATGGTACATCAGGAACAGTTAATACTGGAGGAGGTGGAGGTGGTGTTGGAAATAATGCACCAGGTGCAAATGGAACAACTGGTGGAAAAGGAGTTGTGATACTTCGTATGCCAACTGCTAATTATTCAGGTACAACAACAGGTTCTCCGACAGTTTCAACATCGGGTGCAGATACAATATTAGTTTATAACGCTTCAGGAACTTACACAGGATAATATATGGCTTATTTTGCAAAATTAGGAACGGGAAATATAATAGAAACAGTAATATCAGTTAACAATTCTGTAATCACAGATGCTAATGGAGTGGAACAAGAACAGCTTGGTGTAGATTTTATTAATAAACTTTACAATACAAGAGATGTTTGGAAACAAACTTCATACAATAGAAATTTTAGAAAAAACTTTGCTGGTATTGGTTACCAATACGATCAAACAAAAGATGCTTTTATTTCACCTAAACCTTTCAATAGTTGGATATTAAACGAAACTACTTGTCAATGGAATGCACCAGTTGCTTATCCTACAGATGGTGGTAAATATACATGGAACGAAACAAATTTAAATTGGGAGATTAAAGAATAATGCCTTCAACAAAAGTAGCTAGCGCAGGATTATCAGGTTCAGGTGTATTAACTTGGTCCGTTCAAAGCACTAATTTTACAGCTGTGGCTAATAATGGTTATTATGTAAATACAACTTCTGCAGCAATCACTATAACTTTACCTGCAACACCTAGCGTTGGAAATTCAATAGGTATAGTAGATTATTCAGGAACTTTTGACACTAATGCTTTAACAATTAATCCAAATGGAAACAAAATAGAATCGGGGACAGCTAATTTACAATTAACAGGTGAAAGAGAAGGAGTAACACTTAATTATATAGATGCAACTCAAGGATGGTTATGTAATTCAGGAATTAACGAAGGAACAGATGCTTTATCACCAGTAGCTTATTCAATAGATTTTTTAGTAATAGCTGGTGGTGCAAGTGGCGGTTTAAATGATGCGGGTGGAGGTGGTGCTGGTGGATTTAGAACATCAACTCAAACAGCAACAACAGGAACAGTAATTACAGTAACAGTTGGAGATGGTGGTGCTTCACAAACTGGCGGTAATAGAGGAAATGCTGGTTCAGCTTCTTCAATTTCAGGTTCAGGATTAACAACAATATCTTCTGCTGGAGGAGGTGGGGGTGGATCAGATGAATCACCTGCACAAGATAGTGGAAATAGTGGTGGTTCTGGAGGAGGTGGTTCTGGAGATGGTAGTGGAACTAATGGACCAGGTGGTTCAGGAAACACTCCTAGCACATCACCAAGTCAAGGAAATAATGGTGGTACTGGTTTTGGAAGAACAAGTGGTGTAGGAACTACAGGAAATGAAGCAGGAGGAGGAGGTGGCGGTGCTAATGCTGTTGGTTCTAACGCATCATCTTCTGCTGGTGGAGCAGGTGGTGCAGGTACAGCTTCTTCAATTACAGGTTCTTCAGTAACAAGAGCAGGTGGTGGTGGAGGTGGTGGAAATGGAACTCCATCTACTGGTGGAACTGGAGGAACTGGTGGTGGTGGTGCTGGTGGTAGTTCTGTTACAGGTGGACCAGGAGTAGCAGGAACAGTTAATACTGGAAGTGGTGGTGGAGGTGGAGGTTTTAATAGTGGTGTTGCTAGTGGTGCAGGTGGAAAAGGAGTTGTTATATTAAGTATTCCAACTGCAAATTATTCAGGAACAATAACTGGTTCACCTACAGAATCTACATCAGGTTCAAATAAAATATTACAATTTACAGGAAGTGGGAGTTACACAGCATAATGGCATCATTCGCAAAAATAGGATTAAACAATAAAGTAATAGAAGTTTTGTCAGTACATAATAATGTACTAAAAGATTCTAATGGAGTTGAACAAGAAGTTAATGGAATAGATTTCTTAACAAAATTAACTGGCTATCCAGTATGGAAACAAACATCTTATAATACTAATGGTGGAGTTCATAATAACAATGGAACACCTTTAAGAAAAAACCATGCAGGAATAGGAATGACTTATGATGAAGATAGAGATGCTTTCATTCCACCTAAACCTTTTAATTCTTGGATATTAAACGAAGATACTTGTCTTTGGAATGCACCAGTTGCTAGACCACAAGATGATAATGATTATAAGTGGAACGAATCAACATTGACTTGGGATATAGTAGAAAAAATTTAGTATTTACAAGTAACGTATATTCGTATAAAAAATAGAAAGAATGATCGAATCAACAGTAAATGGAATATTTCCAACTCCTGTATATATATCTAAATTAGATAGAGAATTAACACCATTAGAATTAAAATTTGTAGATAAGAATAAAAAAGATTTTTATAAAAATGATGGCAACATTACATCAAATAATAATTATATTCTTAATGAAAAACCTTTTGCTAATATTAAAAAAGATTTAGATTTAAGAGTTAAAGATTATTTTAATAAAGTATTATCAACTACAGATGCTGTAACACCTTATATTACACAATCTTGGTTAAACTATACTGAAACAAATCAATATCATCATAAACACGCACATCCTAATTCATTAGTATCAGGAGTTTTTTATGTTAATTGTCATGAAGAATTAGATAAAATTAAATTTTTTAATGATGGTTATAAAACCATTAAACCAGAAATTAAAGATTGGAATTTATATAATTCAGAAACTTGGTGGTTTTCAGTTAAGACCGGAGATGTTATATTATTTCCATCATCATTAACTCATATGGTAGAAACTAAAGAAGGAGATAATACAAGAATTAGTCTTGCATTTAATGTATTTATAAAAGGAAATATTGGTAATAATAAATCTTTAACTGAACTTGTTTTATAATGCCTAAACTATCTATAGAAGAAACAATAAAAGCATATACTAATGAAAATGGTTTTGCTTGGGGTATTAACACAGTAATGAAATCTTTAGCACCAGGTGCTAGTTATGATTTAACCTCTGCTGGTGAGTTTATAATAGACAGATGGGATTCACCATTACCTCAACCTACACCACAAGAAATAAGAGATGAGTACATTAGACAGCAAACTATAGCTGAATGTCTAGAGTATTTTAAAACATTAAAGTAGTTTAATTTTAATAGATTTATGGTATAAATCTGCTTTACTAGGGGTTTTATGCCAATAAACAAATTACAATTTAAACCAGGAATAGATAAGCAAAACAC